TTGATAATTACTTTAATACTTTAGAGAATACTCAGCCAGAAGAAGTTACAGAGGAAGCTGAAGAAGAAAAAAGAGGATTACTTACTGATGTTCCTGCACAAGCTATAGGTGGATTATTTGATGCTGGTAAGTCAGCAGTAAGATTAATTGAAGGTGTTGCTCAAGATGCTAAGAAAGCTACTGGTTATGGTGGTTGGACATTTGGAGAAAACGCTGAAAATGGTTTTGCACAATATCATTCTTATGAAGATGTAATTAAAAATAATATTAAATTACCTGTATCAGGTGATGTTACTAAAGTTGGAGATACTGCAATAGAAGAAGCTATTCCAGATATAGATGAAGCAGATACAACAACAGGTGCAGTTACAAGAAGTATATCTCAGTTTTTATCTGGTTGGTATTTAACAGCTCCTATAAAACCTTTAAAAGTTGCAAAAGGTGCAACAGCTACAACTGCTGTAACTAAATCTGTAACAAGAGGTGCAGTAGCAGACTTTGTAGCTTTTGATGAAGAAACTGGAAGATTTATGGATATGGTTAATACACAGTTTCCATCATTACAAAATCCATTATTTGAGTACTTATCATCAGAAGGTAAAGAAGAAAGTTTTTATGAAGCTAGATTTAAGAACGCTGTAGAGGGTGCACTGCTTGGTGGTGTTATGGAAGGTATAGTAAGAGGTGCGGCTCCATTCTTAAAAGAACAACTTACAGGAATGGGTCAATGGATTAAATTAAAAAGAAAAGCTTTAGCAGGTGAAAAGGTTGATAGTGCTAAATTAGCAAGAATAGAAAAAGGTTTAAGAGAACAATCTAACGAACAATTTACAGCCGCAGGTAAAGATAGCAGAAAGAAATTTGTAGCTAGCATTATGAAAGAAGCTGAAGATAGTGCAAAAGTTACACAAACTTTAGATGATATTAAGAAGACTGGAGCTGACACTGTTCTTGCAAATAGAATGGTTGGAAACTTTGGTAAATATTTTGACAGAGTTAGAGCAGGAGAAAAAACTGTAAGGTCTAGGGGTAAATTAAATTGGAGAGAAATAGATGAAGCTATGGATTTAGGTTTGTCACCTAGAGCATACGCAGATACAGATTTTGGAATAATTGCACTTAACTCAATTAGAAAAGTAATTAATTCAGAAAAGAAATTTGATGTCATGTCTACAGAAATTATAGAGAGACAGGCTACAAAGATGGGTTATGACCCAATACAAACTACAAAAATGTTAGGCCAGCTTGGTAATAAATTAGAAGGTGGTTTAAAATTTATGTATGCTTCTCAAGCTATTCAACAAAACCTTGCTGATGCTTTATACAAAATGTCAGTAGGTTTATCTAAAGGTACAAAAGAATATACAGAAAAAGAAGCAATGATTACTACAGCTTTGTTAATGAGATTAATGAGGTTTGATGACAAGGTTGCTTCTAATTTAGGTAGAGGTTTAAATTTAAGAGGTATCTTAAAAGACCAAAATGTAGATTTAGGTAGAGACCAAATACTTAATTTAGTTAGAGGTATGGATAGTTGGGGTGGTGATTTCAAAGCTTTTTATAATGGTATTGCCATGGTCAAAGATAAGAACATGCTTACTAGAATTATTGATTTTGCTTTTAGAAATAAATTTTGGAATAGAGCAAATGAATTATGGATGTCAGCCGCATTATCTAATCCTAAAACACAAATAATAAACGTAGTATCTACTGCTAATAATTTGTTCTTAAGACCAGCTCAATCCTGGTTAGGAAGTAAATTAACATGGGGTTTAGATGACTTTACTAAAGCACAAATGAAAGAGCATGGAACAGATATAGCTCATACTGTTGCTGGATATAGAAGTTATTTACATGATGCACTTAGATTTACTAAGAAAGCATTTAATGATGAAGATAGTATTTTATTTGCTGGTAGTACAAAATTTGACACAAATACAAAAGCATTAGGAACAAGTGAATTAGCTAAGAAAGTAAGAATACCTCTTAGAGGTCTTACTGCTATGGATGAATTTTTTAAACAAATATCTTATAGAGCAAGACTAAGTTCAATAGCTACAAGAGAAGCAATAGAAAAAGGAGCTTCAAAAGATAAAATAGTTTTAACACTTAAAGATGGAACTAAAGTATCTGAGTTTGACGAAGCAGTTGCAAAAAGATTTAGAGCAGGTTTTGATGAAAGTGGTTTAATAGCATTAGATAAAGAAGCTTCAAGATTTGCAAAAGAAGTTACATTTACAAAAGAATTAGATGGAGTTTTAGGTCATATACAACAAATGACTAATCAAGTTCCTATATTAAAACAGATATTACCATTTGTTAAAACACCTTCTAACTTAGCAATACAAGCAGTAGAAATGACACCACTTGGTATCTTAGGTAAAAACTTTGATAACTTTACAGGTGCATCAAGAGACGCTGTAAGAATTGCTGAAGTAAGAGGAAGACTTGCAGTTGGTACAATTATATTAGGTTCAATATCAATGTTGAATTTAACTGGTACTATTACAGGTGGTTATCATCCTGACAAAGCAATAAGAAAACAACAACAGTCTCAAGGATTTCAACCATATTCTGTAAAGATACCTGGAACAGATACTTATGTTGAGTATGGAAGATTAGACCCAATAGGAATGTTAATAGGTTTAGTTGCTGACTATGGAAATATTTATGGAGACTTAAATGAAGCTGACAGATTAAAAGTAGAAAATAATTTATTGTCTTTTATTATTAATCAACAAACTGGTGCAGAAGAAGATTTAGATTTAGGTACTAAAGTATCTAATGCAGTTATTGCAGGTTATAAAGCAGGATTTAAAAATATTGCATCTAAAACATATCTTAAAGGTTTAGTAGACTTTGTATCTTCATTTGATGGAAACCAAGTAGATAAAAAAGGTATGTGGTGGTTAGAAAATAAAGCGGCATCTTATGTGCCTAATATATTAAGTAAAGTATTGAATGACCCATTCTTAAGAGAAACAGAAGGTTTCATGGAAGCTTATCAAAAAAGATTAGGCGGTATTGGTTTACCTAAACAATATAATTTATTAGGAGAACCTATTACAAGTGGTCAAGGTAATGTAGCTAGATTATTTAATAGTATATTTAATCCATTCACAGTCAAAACGCAGAAAGATGATATTGTATTAAAAACATTAATAGAGAATGAAATTAATATTCCACAATTAGATAGTGTTAAAAATGGCTTAGATTTAAAACAATTTATAAATCCAGATACAGGTAAGTCTGCATTTGTAGAATGGAATGAAGCTATAGGTAATTCATCATTAAGAAAGAATTTAGAAAGATTAATTAAAAGTCAGCAATTTAAGGATGCTGACCCAAGAATAACATTAGATGAGAACAATAAATTTGGTGGTAAACATTTAATGGTTTATGACATGATTAAAGAAGCCAGAGATTTTGCCTTCTTAGATATAGAGTTTTCAGACAAATATGTATTTGAAAGCAATCCAGAATTAACTCTAGGTGAAGCATATTTAGAAAAAGATTTAATTAAAGATATAGGAAAAGTTACAGGTAAATCTCCTGTTAAGAAGAAGAAGGTCTTTGATTTCATAGACCAGACTAAGTAATCACAACAGGACACTTTAGATATAAGAAATGTCGTTTAATGCTCGTGTGACGTATACTGCTAATGGCGGTACTGATACGTTTTCGTTTTCATTCCCATACATTCTACAGAGCCATGTAAAGGCTTTTGTTAATGGAACAGAAGATACTAACATAACATTTCCGACAGCTTCTTCTATACAACTGTCATCAACGCCAGCAAATGGAGCTGTAGTACTCATTCAGAGAACTACACCTTCAAATGCTAGGTTAGTTGATTTCCAAGATGGTAGTGTATTAACATCAGCAGACTTAGACCAGTCAGCAGACCAAAACTTCTTTTTAGCTCAAGAGACAGCAGACAATGTAGCTGGTAAGTTAGGTTTAAATGCATCTGATTTATTTGATGCTGATAATAAAAGAATTATAAATGTAGCAACACCTACAGGCACTAATGATGCCGCAAACAAAGCTTATGTAGATAATGTAGCTGGTAGTGCTACTGCGGCTTCCGCAAGTGCAACTGCGGCACTGAACGCACAAAATGCGGCTGAAGCGGCTTTAGATACTTTTGACGATAGATTTTTAGGAAGTAAATCTTCAGACCCATCAGTTGATAATGATGGAAATGCATTAGTTGATGGTGCATTGTATTTTGATACTACAAACAATGTAATGAAGGTGTATGACATTGGTAATACACAATGGAAACAATTAACACCTACAACTTCACAACAAACAAATATTGATACAGTTGCAAATGCAAACGCAAATATCACAGCAGTTGCAGGACAGATTACACCAACTAATAATATTAGCACTGTAGCTGGACAAACTTCTGAAATATCAACATTAGCTGGAATTACAAACTTAACAAATT